AAGACAACCACAGAGAACATAGGTATCCTCGCCTTAGAGGAAAATGTAAAGAACACAACACTGGGTATCATGTCCATCGAGGCTAACAAACCTTTGCACCTTAATCTTAATGACATAGATGATGAGGAGCTCAAGGAATATTGGGATAGCACTATGGGCAAGGGGCGTATGTTTATGTATGACCACTTCGGTAGTACCAGTGAGGATAACTTGCTCAGTAAGGTGAGGTACCTAGCCAAAGGATTGGATTGTAAATGGATTATACTGGACCATCTGTCCATTGTAGTCAGTGACCAAGAGGTGATTGATGAACGTAGAGCAATAGACAGTATCATGACTAAGCTAAGACAGCTCGTACAGGAAACAGGCATAGGTTTATTCCTCGTTTCTCATTTACGCAGGCCTATCGGTAGAGGTCATGAAGAAGGTGGCCAGATTAGCCTCTCAGAGCTTAGAGGTTCAGCCTCAATAGCTCAACTGTCAGACATGGTGATTGGATTGGAACGTAACCAGCAGGCTGATGATGAGAAGGTACGTAACACCACGCTGGTAAGAGTATTAAAGAACCGATTCAGTGGACTTACTGGTCCTGCCTGTTCCTTGTTTTATGACAAGTATACTGGTAGAATGAAGGAGTCGGACGGACTGGAGGAATTTTAATGAGGCAAATAATTTTAGACATAGAAGCTAATGGCTTAAAGCCGGACACTATATGGTGCGTAGTCGCAAAGGAGGTAGAGCATGGAACAACTAATACATTTATTGGGGATGATATTTCTGAGTTTGGTGATTGGATTCTTTATAATGGCATTACTGACATTTGTGGTCATAACATTATTGGATATGATTTACCCATCTTGGAAAGACTTACAGGATTTAAATGGGAAGGACCTGTTCAAGATACCTTAGTGATGTCTAGGCTTGCTCACCCACACAGGGAGGGAGGACATTCCCTTAATGCTTGGGGTGGTAGGCTTGGCTTTGAGAAAGGTGAGCACACTGACTGGTATAATTTCTCTTGGGATATGGTTGATTATTGTAAGAGGGATGTGGAGTTAACACAGCTGGTGTATGGACACCTCATGAAAGAGCTTGAAAATTTTAAAGAGGAAAGCATTACACTTGAGCACAACGTGGCTCGCATAGTAAACCAACAGGTAGAGAACGGTTGGACCATTAATGAACGTGAAGCTAACTTATTATTAGGTGAGCTCAGACAAAAACTTCATGACGTGGAAACAACAGTAAGGAAAACATTTGAACCTCTGCCTGTATGGATACCTCTTAATTATCCTGAAGGCAAGACTCATAATAAAGATGGTTCCATATCTAAACGTTACCAAGCACAGCTAGATAAGGGTGCTAGTTGGAAACATATAGGTGAGAGAACTGGTGCTGGCGAAACTCAATGGGGATACTACCTGTATCCTGAGTTTAACTTAGGCTCTCGTCAACAGATTGGTAGGTACCTTCAACACTTTGGTTGGAAGCCTAAGGAGTTTACTGATAAGGGTAATGTTATTGTTAATGAGAGTGTGCTGACTGGGGTTGATATGCCTGAAGCTAAACAGATAGCTGAGTATCTTATGTTACAGAAGCGTGTAGCACAGGTACAAAGCTGGGTAGATGCCATTGAGATTGATGGTAGAGTTAGAGGTTATGTCAATCCTATTGGTGCTGTCACTGGTCGCATGACACACAGCAAGCCTAACATGGCACAGGTTCCTGCCTCCTATTCACCTTATGGTACTGAATGTAGACAGCTATGGACTGTACCTAGTGGGTATAAGTTAGTAGGCATGGATGCTAGTGGCCTTGAGCTGAGGATGCTCGCCCACTACATGAATGACTATGACTACACTGAGGAAGTTATTAGTGGTGACATTCACACTGCCAATCAGAAGTCAGCTGGTCTTGATACACGTGACCAAGCTAAGACTTTCATCTATGCTTTCCTTTATGGAGCTGGTGATGAGAAGATTGGTACCATTGTAGGTGGTGGCAGAAAGGTTGGTAAGACTGTTAAGAAAAAATTTCTTGATAACACACCTGCACTTAAATCTCTTAGGGAACGAGTGACAACAGCTTCCAAAAGGGGATACTTGATTGGCCTAGATGGTAGAAGGATATGGGTTAGAAGTGAGCACTCTGCTCTCAACACCCTACTTCAAGGTGCTGGTGCAATCATTATGAAAAAAGCTTTAGTGTTGCTTGATGGATATGCTATACTAAAGGGGATAGATTATAAAATTATAGGAAACATACACGATGAAATACAATCTGAGGTACACGAAAAGGATGCTAAGGTTTTCGGTGAGATTGCTGTCATGGCGATTAAGGAAGCTGGCGAAGAATTTAATTTAAACTGTCCACTGGATGGTCAATACAAGGTAGGTGAAACGTGGCAACAAACACATTAAACCCAAGCCATTATAAACAAGGTAAGATTGAGGTCATAGATTTTATACTTGACCAGAAGATGGACTACCTAACTGCAAACGTACAAAAATACTTGTCACGATGGAGGTTTAAGGATGGGATATGCGACTTGAGAAAGGCTCGTTGGTTTTTAGATAAACTAATAGAGCAGCAGTTAGAAAATAGTGAGGAAGATAATAAACTAAAGAGGACTAGCGATGGATAATTTAATTAGGGATATATATAATTTAGCTGAAACAAAGAGTCACCCAGCTAGGGTACCAGCCGAACAAATCTTTAAAGACTTTGGTTCCAACATGGAAACCATAATGAGAGAGTGGCTTTACCCTAAAGACTTTAGTGGTGGTACTCTAAGGATGTCTAACATAGGACAGCCTGATAGAAAGCTATGGTATAAGCATAGAAGGAAAGAGTACAAAGGTGAAAGACTTAGAGCCAACACTTTAATTAAGTTTCTTTATGGACACTTGATTGAGGAAATGATACTAGCTTTGGTTAAACTATCAGGACATGATGTTACTGATGAGCAGAAGCGAGTAGAGCTTGAGGGTATCAAAGGTTCTATGGACTGTAAGATTGATGGCATGTTGTGTGATGTGAAGTCAACCTCAACCTATGGCTTTAAGAAGTTTAAGGAAAACCGTTTAGAATATGATGACCCCTTTGGATACATAGACCAGCTAAGTGGATATGGTCAGGCAGAAGGTGTTGATGAAGCTATGTTCCTAGCCATGGATAAACAGAATGGTCATCTAACAACAACAAAGATAGACCTGATAGATAAAGATGTTGTTAAAAGAATCAAGCATGTTAAGGAAATGATAGAAGTAGATACAATTCCTGAACCATGTTATGAGCTAGTTGCTGATGGTAAATCAGGCAACATGAAGTTACCTATAGGATGTTCTTACTGTGAGTTTAAGAAACATTGTTACCCTAACATGAGAGTCTTTGCTTATTCAAGTGGCCCAAGATTCTTAGCTGTAGTTAATAAAGAACCTAACGTAATGGAGATTAGAAATTATGAGTAAAGAATATAAATTAGTTGTATCAGACAACCGTAGATTTGAAGATGTTATTAACAGGTCATTAGAACAGGGGTGGGAATTATTTGGTAGTCCGTTTGTTGATGGTCAGCGTTTCCTACAGTCAATGACTAGGGATAAAAAAGTAGAGCCGAAGAAGAAGGCAGTAAAATGAGGTTGCCCTCATATAGGGGGATGAAAGATAGAGATGGTGTTTGTTCCATTCGAGAGGTGTACCAAGACTCAGAAGGAACCATGACTAGCTTTTCTATCGACCCAGCAGAGGCTGCGGCTAACAATGAGGAAGAGCTAGTAAGTATTATAACTCTAATGCTTGAGGCCGCAGAACAACCCTTTCTTCTTGAAGGTGATTTCATACCTGAGAGTGGGAATGGCGAAATTGATTTTTCTTTTATCCGTGAAGATGAAACCAAATACCATTAAGTATAGGAACAACTTTGAATCAGACATTGGTGATGAGTTAGTTGGCTGGAGCTATGAGCCTTACCACATACCTTACATTATAAAACGAAAGTACATACCTGATTTCACTAAAGGAAATATGTTAGTGGAGTGTAAAGGTTTCTTTAGAGCTGGTGATACCCAGAAGTATAAAGCTATAAGAGATTCCCTGCACTCTCAGGAACTTGTATTTGTTTTCACTAATAGTAATAAGAAGGTGAGGAAAGGCTCGAAGCTTACAATGGGTGAGTGGTGTGATAAAGAAGGATTCAAGTGGTTTACAAAGGACACATTACAGGAATTGAAATGTTATGGCCCTACTATTAAATGAATTAAAAGAAAAAATATCTAGGGAGTTTGATGTTTGCTTGCTCTGTGAAGAATTAGAAATTGAACCTGAAGAGTTATTGAATAAGTTTGAGGATAAATTAATAGAGAACCTAGATAAGTTTAAAGGAATAGAAGATGAATAAGCCACACCCAATTAAGAACAAATTAAAATATGCACTACGGTATGAAAGACTGTGGCATACTAAAGTAGTGCCTGATAAAAAGAAGGAACAAAAGAAAAGAGGAGTTGATATTGAATACACTACCGAATGATTACCAAAACTTCATAGCTCTCAGCAGGTATGCACGTTGGCTACCTGAGAAGAACAGAAGGGAAACTTGGAAGGAAACTGTTGCTCGTTACTTTGACTTTATGGAAGAGCACCTTAAAGAGAACACAGAGTATGAGCTTACTTCTAAAACAAGGAAGGAACTAGAAGATGCAGTCCTTAACCTAGAGGTGATGCCTAGCATGAGAGCCTTAATGACAGCAGGCAACGCACTAAAGGATAATAACATAGCAGGTTACAACTGTGCCTATCTCAGCGTGGACCACCCCAAGGCATTTGATGAGTGTTTATATATTCTCATGCACGGTACTGGCGTAGGTTTCAGTGTTGAACGACAGTTTATTAACAAGCTTCCTGAGATACCTGATGAAGTCGTGGATGTTGATGACACTATCGTAGTACAGGATAGCAAGGAAGGATGGCAGTCATCATTCAGAAAACTAATCAGCTATTTATTTGAGGGTGAGGTTCCTAACTGGGATACATCTAAGGTCAGACCTAAGGGTTCCAGACTAAATACATTTGGTGGTAGAGCTAGTGGTCCTGAGCCACTGCTTGATTTGTTTCAGTTCTCT